AACCCCAAGCTGCGAATCACCGACGTAATGGCTGAAACAATTCAGTATTCTGATCTTGGGCCTGATCTAGCTTATTGGCTAGGTTCAAACCCCAAGGAGGCTGAACGCATTGCCCGTTTGTCACCTATTTTGCAGGCAAGGGAAATCGGAAAGATTGAAGTCAGATTGTCTGACAATCCTCCGGTGAAGAAAACAACTTCTGCGCCAACACCTATTAGTCCGGTGACTGCGCGGTCTTCGGGAAGCCCGAGCCATGACACGACTGACCCAAGGTCAATCAAAACCATGTCTACCTCGGATTGGATTGAAGCCGAACGCAATCGCCAGATTCGTAAGTATGAAGCGCAACGCAACCGTTAATTTTTTGAAAGGACTTTGAAATGTCTAATAGTATTCTGACGATCGACATGATCACACGCAAGGCTCTCGAAATTCTTGAGAACAACCTTGTAATTACCCGTAACGTGAACCGCCAGTACGACGACAGCTTTGCTGTTGAAGGCGCTAAAATCGGTTCTACACTGCGTATTCGCTTACCCGACCGCGCTTTGGTAACTGATGGTGCTGCCTTGCAAGTGCAAGACGACAACGAACAGTTCACAACTTTGACTGTTGCTTCACAAAAGCACATTGGTGTCAACTTTACATCTGCTGAATTGACAATGCAGTTGGACGACTTTGCAGAACGTGTGCTTAAGCCTCGTATCAGCCAGTTGGCATCTTCTATTGATGCTGACGTCGCCAACGCATACAAAACCATTGGTAACACTGTTGGCACTCCTGGCACAACTCCTTCAACTTCTTTGGTCTTGTTGCAAGCCCAGCAGAAGCTGAACGAAAACGCTGCTGTGATGTCTCCACGTTACGCTACCGTAAACCCTGCTGCTAACGCTGGCTTGGTTGAAGGCATGAAAGGTCTGTTTAACCCAACAGACACTATCAGCAAGCAATTCAAGAACGGCATGATGGGTATGGGCGTGTTGGGCTTTGAAGAAGTCAACATGTCTCAGTCTATCAAGCAGCACACAACTGGTTCACGCAGCGCTTCTGCTTCTACACTGGTCAAAACCCCAGGCGTTACTTCCGAAGGTTCAGAAACCATTCTGTTGGAGCAAGGCTCTGTAGTCACCACCATTAAAGCTGGTGACGTGTTCACAATCAGTGGTTGCAATGCTGTTAACCCACAGACCCGCGAGTCAACTGGTTCTTTGTTCCAATTCGTTGCTTTAACTGACTCTACTGCCGTGGGTGGTACTTGGACTGTGACCGTGGCGGCTATGTACTCCGCTGCACACGCTTTGGCTACTATGAGCGCATTGCCTGCAACTGGTGGTGTTGTGACCTTTGTGGGTGCTGCATCCACTCAGTACGCACAAAACTTGGTTTACCACAAAGATGCGATCACATTTGCGACCGCTGACTTGTTGTTGCCCCAAGGCGTTGACATGGCTGCCCGTGCCGTTCATAACGGTATCAGCTTGCGTGTGGTTCGCCAGTACGACATCAACAACGATCGTTTGCCTTGCCGTATTGACGTTTTGTACGGTTTCAGCACAATTCGTCCACAAATGGCCTGCCGTATCTGGGGCTAATCTGAATGCCCCTTCGGGGGCTTCATTTCGTAACATTTTTTAAAGGAAAATATCATGGCACTCCCTAATGGCGCTGGTGGCTACCAGCTTGGTGACGGCAATATCGGTGAAGCACAACTGTTTGTTCAAGGCGCTCCAACAGCCGTAGCTGCGGCTGCGACAATGACTAGCGCTCAACTGGCAAACGGTTTGTTTGTATTTAACGGCGCGGCTGGCAATTTAACTTTGCCAACCGTTGCTTTGGTTGAAGCAGACATTTCTAGTGCTTCTAAAGTAAATGCCGCGTTTGACTTTATCATCATCAATATCGACGCAGCCGGTTCTGATTCAGTCACTTTGGCTGCTGGCACTGGCTGGACAATTGTCGGTGTTGCTGCGGTAGCTGTTGATACTTCGGCCCAATTCCGCGCTCGTAAAACAGGCGACGGCACTTGGACGGCGTACCGCATTGCTTAAACCTAACGGGGGCTTCGGCCCCTGTTTTTAAAGGAAACATCATGCCAAATACAAAAGCTGTAGGCGTCGCGTTTAGCGACCCTGAATTTGAAAGCGTAACCGTAACTGGCGCGTCAGCGTTGCAAGCGGTAACTGCTACGACCATAACCGCTACAACCGTAACCGGCAATTTAACCGGCACGTCAACTGGCGCTATTCGTCTTCCTGTTGCTGCTGTTGCAGCGGCGGGCAGTACTCAAGGCAATGCTGCTGCACTAGCTGAAGGTATCAATGTTGTTTCGGCGGCAGATGGTACTAAAGGCGTAATTTTGCCTACAGCGGTAGCTGGTATGGTAATTATTGTTAAAAACACCGCTGCTGGCGCGTTGAATATTTATCCCGCCACTGGCGGGGCAATCAATGCAGTTGCGGCTAACGGTGCGTATAGCATTACAAACCTTACCAGTTCATTGTTGGTAGCGTCTTCTACTACTCAGTGGTATTCTGTCCCATTGGTAGCATCCTAACCAAAAGGGGGCTAATCACCCCCTTTTCTCAATATGAACATTTATCTTAGCCACCCAATTCACGGCTGTAAAGTTGCCACAATGGAACTTGAAGCTGTTGCAGATGAAAATAATGGCTGGACACGCTACAATGTAGACACGCCTTCGGACTCCGAAGATGCGGCCCCTGTAAACGTATTGGGGACAAAACGCAAATCTACCCGTCGAACTCAAGTTGTCGAGGGTGCAACCGAAGGAGTCTGAGAATGGCAACGTACACCGCTGGCGAACAAATCAACCGAGCATTGCGCTTGCTAGGTGTACTGGCTGAAGGTGAAACACCTTCGGCAGACATGTCAAATGACGCGCTAACCGCGCTCGATCAGATGATCGACTCATGGAACACCGAGCGACTGTCGGTGTTTGCCACACAAGATCAAATTTTTACTTGGCCTGCCGGCGAGATTACCCGCACTCTTGGCCCAACTGGTAACTTTGTGGGCTTGCGCCCCGTGTTGCTAGATGATGCAACGTATTACCGTGACCCTGGCACAAACGTGTCGTTTGGTATTAAATTTATCAATCAACAACAGTATGACGGCATTGCGGTTAAAACTGTAACATCCACATACCCGCAAGTCATTTTTGTCAATAACACATACCCCAATTTCACCATGACGGTGTACCCTCGCCCCACACGGGACTTGGAGTGGCATTTTATTTCGGTTGAAAAAATCAATCAGCCTGCTACGTTGGCGACACAAATGTTGTTTCCACCAGGCTATTTGCGCGCATTTACTTACAACTTGGCAATGGAAATTGCCCCTGAGTATGGTGTTGAGCCAAGTTCACAAGTGCAGCGCATTGCCATGACCAGCAAGCGCAATCTCAAGCGTATCAATAACCCAGACGATGTGATGTCGTTGCCTTATGCGATTGTGGCAACACGCCAGCGTTTCAACATTTACGCCGGTAACTACTGATGAAAACACCGATTCTGGGCGGCACTTATGTTGCGCGATCGGTAAATGCTGCCGATGCCCGCATGGTCAATCTTTTCCCTGAGGCTGTTCCTGAAGGTGGAAAAGAACCGGCGTTTCTAAACCGCGCCCCTGGCCTAAAACTTCTTGCCAACATGGGCGACGGCCCAATTCGTGGGTTGTGGCAATTTGGTGGCTACGGTTACGCCGTATCTGGCGAAGTGCTTTATAAAATTGATTCTATTTGGGGCGTAAGCCCAATTGGTACAGTAGCTGGATCATCTGGCCCTGTCAGCATGTCGGACAATGGCACACAATTATTTATTGCTTGCAACGGCCCTAGTTTTATTTACAACAGTCTGACACTAGCGTTTGCGCAGATTACTGACCCAGATTTCCCCGGCGCTGTCACCGTGGGCTATTTGGATGGTTACTTTGTGTTTAATGAACCCAATAGCCAGCGTTTGTGGATCACTAGCTTGCAAGATGGTACATCCATTGACCCGTTAGATTTTGCAAGCGCTGAAGGCTCTCCTGACGGCTTGGTGTCGATTTTGGTTGACCACCGCGAAGCGTGGTTGTTTGGAACCAATTCTGTTGAAGTTTGGTATGACTCTGGCGCTGCCGATTTTCCATTAACGCCCGTCCAAGGCGCGTTTAACGAAGTTGGCTGTATTGCAGCATTTTCGGTTGCCAAACTGGACAACGGTATTTTCTGGCTAGGCGCGGATGCCCGTGGCCGTGGTATTGTTTACCGCGCTAATGGCTATACCGCCCAGCGCGTGTCTACTCACGCTGTTGAGTGGCAGATTCAGCAATATGGCAATTTGTCGGACGCTATTGCTTACACATACCAGCAAGACGGCCATTCGTTTTATGTGTTAATTTTTCCATCTGCAAACACAACATGGGTGTTTGATGTAGCAACAAACTTATGGCATGAACGCGCTGCGTTTATAAATGGTTCGTTTACCCGCCATCGTTCAAATTGCCAAATGTCGTTTAGCAACGAAGTTGTTGTTGGCGACCATGAACTTGGCAACATCTATGCTTTTGACTTAGAAGTATTTTCAGACGGTGGGCAACCTCAAAAATGGTTGCGGTCATGGCGGGCGTTGTCTACGGGCGCAAACGATTTAAAACGTACGGCCCAGCACTCGCTTCAACTTGACGCTGAAACTGGCGCAATTAACTCTGACGTTACAACGCCTATCATATCTATTGACATTTCAAACCCAAATGATGATTTGCTTACTGAAGGCGGCGATTTTCTTGTTTGGGAATACCCTGACCCAACGCTTAATGAAATATTACTTACCGAAAGCGGTGACGATCTTGTTCAAGAAGATGGTGGTCAACTTGTACTTGTTGAAGGGCCATCTGTTATAGGTGGAAAAATATTAGTTCAAAAAGGTCAACTTACCGCAACCGCAATTGACCCACAAGTTATGTTGCGTTGGTCTGACGACGGCGGCCATACTTGGAGCAACAGCCACTGGCGGTCAATGGGTAAGACGGGTGAATTTGGCCGCCGTGTTATTTGGCGTAGATTGGGCATGACGTTAAAGTTGCGCGACCGCGTTTACGAAGTGTCAGCTACCGATCCAATTAAGATTGCCATCATGGGCGCTGAACTGCAAATGAGTCCGACAAATGTCTAACCCTCAAAATATTACCAAAATTCCATCAGCGCGTGTAGCGTTGACTGATGCAAATACGGGGTTAATTTCACGCGAATGGTTTAGATTTTTAAACAACATTTACGTTGTGTCTGGCGGCTCAACTTTGGGCGTTGCTCAAATTGCAAACGGCGGTACTGGCGCAGATAACGCAGCCCAAGCCCGTGCAAATTTAGGTGCGGGTACTGGAAGTGGTAGCGTTACGCAAGTAAATGGAACTGGCACTGTCAACGGCGTTACTTTAACGGGCACTGTGACAACCGCAGGCAATCTTGTGTTAGGTGGTACTTTATCGGGCGTAAACTTAACCACCCAAACCACCGGCGCTATTGACATTGCTTCTAGGACTACGGGCACTCTTGACGTTACTACTAGAACTGTGGGCGTTTTGCCCCTTACAAATGGTGGTACTGGATTGACTGAACGGCCGCCTGTTATTACTAGAACTGTTGACTTTACACTTGATAGCACCGCAGGCTGGGTCATCAACAACAAATCGGGTTCGACTTGCACGGTTACGTTGCCGTCTGCTGCAACATCAGTTGGCCGCGCGGTGACTTTTAAAAACCTTCAAGCCCAGACTCTTGTGTCGGCTTCTAGCGATGTCGCTCCAATTGGTAGCGCTACACCAGGCACAGCAATACTTCCAGCCACCGTGGGCGCATGGGCAACCCTTGTATCAGATGGCACAAATTGGGTGGTAATGGCATCGTGATTACATACGCGCCATCCTCAGTAACATACGGCAAAGGCTTTGCTGTTGCTTTGCCTATGGCTGAAAAAGTCAAAGCGCTTGAAGCTGAACTATTTAAGATGCCGCAAGCTGATATTGTGACAACCCACAGCTTCCTGCCTAGCGTGTACGAACGGGCGATTACGATCCCCGCATGGACTGTGCTAACGGGCGCTGAACATAAAACAGCCTATCGTGTGCGCTTGGAAAAAGGCACAATTGCTGTAAATACAGACGACGGCGTTAAAATTCTTACTGCGCCTTGTGAATTTGAAGCCAGTGCGGGAATGCAACGCGCTGGTCGGGTCTATGATGAAGAAGTGATTTGGGTTGACATTTACGATAACCCTGACAATTGCACAGACCTTGCGATTTTAGAAGACCGGTTATATGTTGTCCCCGAATGTGGGTTGGCTGACAGTCGAACAGAAAGCCAAAAGGCTCGCATTGATTACAAATTGTTTTTGCACCAATTGGGCACAACAGACGCCGAAATTTTAAAGATTGCGCAAAACGAGTCTGATTTGATTGACATGCCTAATGGATGGGGTGTTGAGTTAAAACCATCCCCAATTCACGGCATGGGTTTGTTTGCAACAAAAGATTTTGAGGCAGGCGAAACTGTTTGCCCTGGCAGACTTGACGGGAAGCGTACGCCCAGTGGAAGATTTATCAATCATTCCCAAAACAGCAATATTCAACCAGAATTGGTTGGAAATGACATATTTGCGGTTGCTGCGCGTAAAATCAGCGCAGGCGATGAATTATTAGTTGACTATCGAGCGTCGATGAGAGTTAATTTTGGCTTTGTAATGCAAGGAGAAATATTATGAGTGGATGGGTAGCGGGTGCAGTAGTCGTTGGCTCAATATATTCAGCTAACAAAGCGTCAAGTGCTGCGACAGCAGCAGCAGACACTCAAGTTGCGGCGGCTGAAAAATCAGGCGACGTATCATTAGAAATTGCCGATAAGCAAATTGCTGCTCAAAAAGAAGCATTAGCGTTACAACTTGCTGCAAGTAAAGAAGCAACTGCTTTGCAACTGGCGGCTGACAAAGAAAACGTTGACAAGCAACTTGTAGTTCAAAAAGAAACGCTTGATAAAACCCTTAAGGCTCAAGCTGACGCTGCTGCTGCTGGCCAAGCGGCGGCGGCGGCGGCCCTTAGTCAACAAATTGCTGCTCAAAAAGCAGCCCTTGACGCTCAGTTAGATTTGCAACGCGAGTTGTTCAACAAACAAGTTGAAAACCTCAGTTCTTTTAAAGAAGCTGGTGAAGTTGGCCAAGCCAAGATGTTGGATCTTCTGGGCTTGAGTGGTAACACTAAAGCCCCCGGCTATGGTTCAGCGGCCACTGCATTTAAAGTGGAAGGGTTTGACCCCAATACGCTGTTTGAGCAATTCAACGCCAAAGAAATGGAAGAAGACCCAGGCTATGCGTTTCGCTTGGCTGAAGGTCAAAAAGCTATTGAGCGCTCAACTGCGGCCAAAGGTGGACTGCAATCTGGCGCTGCTCTTAAAGCCGCTGCTCGGTATGGTCAAGAAATGGGTTCTCAGGAATACCAGAATGCGTTTAACCGTTTTCAAGCCAACAAAGCATTCCAAGCCCAAGAATATGGCAATGCGTTTAACCGCTTTACTACCGAAAGAGCAAACATGTTGGCTCCTTTGCAGGCTTTAACCGCCAGCGGTCAGGCTTCAGCGGCGGGGCAAGCTGCGGCGGCGGGCAGTTTATCGGCTGCTTCCTCGCAAGCATTGCAAGGCTACGGCGCGGGTCAAGCCGCTGCGTATGGCAACTACGGCGCAACTGCTAGTGATATTGCCGCACGAACTGGCGCAGGCGCATCTGCTGCCCTTGGCAATTACGGTGCTGGTACGGCAAACACATACGCCGGCTCTGCTGCGGCGCGTCAAAGCGCGTATGGTCAAGCTGGGTCAACTGCCGCAAATGCTTACGGTAATCTTGGTAGCAACTTAACCAACATTTATGGCAATCAAGGTTCTAACACAATTAATGCAATTACCAGCGCAGCAAACGCTGCTGCCGCAGGGCGAATTGGTTCAGCCAACGCCATAACACAAGGTGTTAACACAATGATTGGTGCGGGTATCAGTGGCTACAATGCTTACAACCAAAATCAGTTGTTGAACAAATACCTCATGAAAGGTTAATAAATCATGCCACTCGATACCAGTATTCCCCTTCAATCTAGGTTTGCGCCGATCAATTATGAGATTCCGCAGCCCATCAATACGTTGATGAGCGCGATGAAAATCAAACAGCTTGGCCAACAAAACGAGTTGGACGCGCTAAAAATGCAAGAATACGAACGCGCCCGAACTGAAGAAGAAGGCTTGCGTAATTATCTAAGTGGCGGCAGAGACATGCCTGCGGCAGACCTTAGTTCACCAGACACGCGAACAAATCTGTTGCGATTTGGTAAGACTGGCGCGACGTATGCCAAGGCTTTGACCGAGCAAGACACAGCAGCTTTGACGCAAAAGAAAACCGCGTTTGAAGTCCAAAAAGCTAAACAAGAGTTTGTTGCGCAAGCACAACGCGACACAAGTCAAAATCCTTCTGACGCTAACATTACAGCGTACAAAGAAGACTTGATAGCTAACCCGTTGTTTACCCAAGCCGAAAAAACGCAAATGATTGCGGGCGCTGACCGAATTTTGGCCATGCCCGTTGGCGAACGATCGGCGTTTATGGCCAGCCAAGGCGCAAAACCAAGCGACTTGAAGCCTACGCTTACAACCCAGAATCTTGGCAAAACAACTCAGCAACTGAGTACGCCTGCTTTTGGCGGCCCTGCAACTGTTGTTCCTGGCAGCGTACAAAACGTCGCCATGACGTTGGCGCAAGAACGCGAAGCCAAAGATTCTGCTATTCGTATCAAACAAGAAGGTCAGCGACTCGGTTTGGAAGGCCGCCGCGTGGCTGTATTGGAACAAGACGCCAAGCAGAAACAAGACCCCGTGTTCCAGCAAACTATGGCCGCCGCCAAAGAAACAGGCGCGGCAATCGCCAAAGGCACTGTGGCCGCGCAACAAGCGTTGCCGGGCGTTATTACAAACGCAATGATTGCGGTTAACGCTGTTGACGACATGATCGGCAGGCAGGCAGTTAAAGACGCCAGCGGTAAAGTTATCCAAGCTGCTACCAAACCACACCCCGGCTTTAACGATGCCGTGGGCGCTACATGGAAGCCCGGTTTCCGGTTCATTCCCGGCACAAACGCATCCGACTTTCAATCGTATCAAGACCAAATCGAAGGCGCCGCGTTCTTGTCAGCGTTTGAGGCACTCAAAGGTGGCGGCGCTATTTCTGAGAAAGAAGGCTCAAAAGCCACAGCGGCCAAACTTCGCATGAAGTTGGCGCAGAGTGAAGTTGAGTATGTTAAAGCCGCCCGCGAGTTCCAAGAAATTGTGCGAACAGGCGTAGACAACGCCCGCAAAAAGTTTGGTGCTGGTGGCGCGCCGCCCGCTGCTGGCGGTGCAAACATTGACGCCCTTCTTGATAAGTACAAATAATTATGGCCACACTTGAACAACTCACAGCAGCGTTGGTCAAGGCCGATGCTGCGGGCAACGCCGCAGACGCCAAAGCACTCGCTGACGAGATTCGACGAGTTCGCACTGCGCCTGCTGAATTACCTACGGCGCTTCAGCCTAGCATTAGCACAGAAACTGGCATGCCTGGCCCCCGTCAAGACTTGACCACCGGCCAACGAATTTATCAAGCCGCCCGTCCTTATGTTGCCCCCTTGGTTGAAGCCGGTGGTGCGATTGCTGGCGGCCTGATAGGCACTGCCGCTGGCGTCCCGACCAGCCCCGTGGGCATGGCAACGCTAGGCGTTGCTGGCGCTGGCCTTGGCTATGGTATGGCTAAGGAAGGTTTGGAGATGGCCGACGTAGCGATGGGCATGAAAGCCCCCCGTCAAGGCGCGGCGCAAATTGTTGAGCCGGTTCGTAATGTTGTTGAAGGTAGCTTATATGAAACAGTGGGCCGTGTAGCTGGCCCTGCGCTTAGTTATGTCGGTGGCAAGATTGCCGACTTGCGCCAGATTCCTCAACAAAAGGCCGCCAAGATTGTAAAAGAAGCGCTTGGTTCTGATTTGGAAAAAGTTACCAATGCTTTACGCGCAGCGCAAGGCAAAGGTGTTAGCGCGGCGCAGGCAACTGCTGACATCAACAACCCAACATTCCAAGCGCTGATTGATAGGGCTACTGCCCGCGATCCACGATTCCTTCGTGCGCTTGAAAAAACCCAAGGTGAAGAAGCCGTGAACGCCCTTGCCAAGATGGCAGGCGGCGCAACAGCGGCAGAAGCGCGCGGTACGGTTGAGCAAGCTAAAGCAAATCTTAACGCAATGACTGGCCCACAACGCGAGACTGCGCTTAACCGCACAAACTTAGGTAAAGATGTTGCAGATTTTGAAGCGCGGGCTGGCAAACTTAGTGCTGAAGCGGCGGCTGAAGTTCAAAAAGTGCGTGATCTTATTAGCGCGGGCAATGCCGCTGAAGCATGGGCGCGCCTTGACTTGATCAAACGTAATTTGCCTGTTGGCTTAACTAAATATACATATGGCAGCGAATTGGCTGAAAAAGCCTTTGGTGAGTGGTCAAACAAAGCTGCGCAGGCTTCGCTTGATCTTGGCCAAGGTGCTAGATTTGCGCAAAGCGCGGCAGACGCGCTTCGTTCAGTCGGTATTAAACCTCTCGAAGGTCAAAAACTAGCGCAGAGCATATCTACAATTGCCAACAAACCTGAGTTTGCGGGTAACGATGTGTTGGCTGGCGCAGTTAAAACCGTGGCTGATGACATTGTTAAATGGACTAGCAGCGGCGGCGTTATTGACGCGCGCGCTTTGGACGCCATTCGTAAGAATTCTGTCAACGCCGCCATTCAAAAATTGCGCCCAGGCATGGATGCAACTGCCCAGCGCAACCTTGCGGCCAGTGTTTTGACAGATATTCGCCCCGCTTTGGTCGATGCCATCGAATCAGCCGGTGGTACTGGTTACCGTCAATACTTGGCTGATTACACCAAAGGCATGAGCGCAATTGCTGAAAAGAAACTGGCCGGCAAAGCGCTTGAACTTTTTAAAAATAACAAAGACGAATTTGTTCGTCTGGTGCAAAACGAATCGCCAGAAGTTGTGGAAAAGATTCTTGGCCCAGGCAAATACAACATTGCCACTGAACTAGCTGACAACACTATGGCAGTTTTGCAAGAACAGGCTAAAAAGCGTTTGACTGACATTGCCGTCAAGGAACAAGTCACCGCAGGCCAAGACGCGTTGAAACAATTGTTGCTTGACAACATGTCTAAGTTACGCGTCCCGTCGTATCTAAACGCTGTGGCCGCCACGACCAACAAAGCGTTGCAAATTTTGGAAACCAAAATTGGCGCTAAAACTATGACAACGCTGACAGAAGCGCTTAAGACTCCCCAAGGCGCGGCTGACCTACTGGCCACACTGCCCGGCGAGGAACGCGTCAAAGTGCTAAAACTGTTGTCTGATCCAAGCCAATGGAAGTCTGGCACTAAAGCGATTGCTACGGGCACGACAACTATGGGCGTCAATGCTTTGGCGCCAGATCGTTACGATAACGCTTTGGCAAACCAGCCAGCGCGAATCATTTTAAACAACATGGCGCCTGGAAGACCGTAATGGACACGCAAGTTCTTTTTAACATTGCCGTTAGTTTGGCGGGCTTTTTAGGTGGCTGGGTGTTGAACAACATCTATCGTTCGCTTGAGCGCCTTGACACTGACGTGCGGGCGATGCCTTTGAACTACGTCACGCGGGATGACTATCGGTCTGACATGCGTGAAGTTAAAGACATGTTGGGAAAGATCTTTGACAAACTGGATGCTAAAGTTGACAAATGATCATCGACCCCATCACGGCGCTTGAGGGACTACAGCAAGCCATAGGACTTGTCAAAAAGGCAAGTAAAGTAGCCAACGATCTAGCGGGTCTAGCGCCCATGATCGCCAAAATGTTTGACGCCAAAAGCGTGGCCACCAAGGCCATGGTGGAGGCCAAACGCTCTGGCAACAAATCAAACCTTGGCACGGCCCTTCAGATTGAGATGGCGCTTGATGAAACCAAACGCTTTGAAGCCGAGTTACAGATGCTTTTTATGCAGACGGGCCGCATAGACGTGTGGCAAAAGATTAAAGAGCGTCAGCAACAAATGGACATTGAAGACGCGCATTTAGCACGTCAAGCCAAAGCTGAAGAAAAGAAACGCAAAGAAGCCGAAGATGAACAACTGGCGTGGGCGATTGGCATTGTGACCCTTGTTTTACTAATCGGCGCCGTTGGCTGGGGTATCGCTGAAATTTCAGAAATTTGCGCCAGAATGCGGTGTGGTCGGTGAATGAGTACCAGAAACAATTTGACCTGTTTCTCAAAGTGTTTGTGCGCCTGTGCATCGCTTGGTGGGTGCTTGGGCTGCTTCGCTTCTTACCTGACGATCTGTCAGACAAGATTGTCAATAAACTACTTGGAATGATTGGACTAGGATAATGCTGACACTACTTTCAACCTTAATTTCTTTTTTAATGGGCGGCTTGCCCAAGTTATTGGATTTCTTTCAAGACCGGTCTGACAAAGCGCATGAGTTAAACCTTGCTCGGATGCAGATTGAGCGTGAACTAGAACTGCGCAAAGCCGGCTTTGAAGCGCAAGAACGCATTGAGCATATTCGGTCAGAGCAACTGGCCACCGAAAGCGCAGCCAACACCCAACAAATTTTGATTGGCGCGCAGCAAGCTGAAATGCAGGCCATCTATGCCCACGATGAAAGTCTAAACGAAGGCACATCTACTTGGATGAAAAACTTACGCGCCAGCGTTCGCCCTGTCATTACCTACGGGTTCTTTTTTCTGTTAGTCTTTGTTGACGTTGGCTTGTTTGCCTACGGATGGCACAACGGCGTCGCGTTTGTTGAGTTGGCCGAAATGCTGTGGGACTCTGACACCCAAGCGCTGTTTGCCAGCATCATTGCTTTCCACTTTGGCGGTCGGGCCTTTGGCAAATGAACGTCAGCCCCAAAACCATTGAGATGATCAAACACCATGAGGGTGTTCGATTTAAACCATACCAGTGCCCAGCCAAGCTGTGGACAATAGGAGTAGGCCATGTTCTTTACCCAAATCAAGGCAAAATGCCAATTGATCAAAGAAGCGGTTACGCGCTTCATCCAGAAGATAACCGATCGTTTTCAAAAGACGAAGTAAATGCAATACTTAGGGCCGATCTTGCTCGGTTTGAGAAAGGCGTGGCTACTTATTGTCCTGTGCCTCTTACTCAAGGACAGTTTGACGCGCTCGTATCATTTTCTTTTAATGTAGGCCTTGGCACTCTCCAAAGGTCAACCATGCGCCAGAAAGTTCTTCGGGGCGACATGGCGGGCGCTGCCGAAGAACTTCTAAAATACTGCATGGCTGGCGGCAAAGTCTTACGGGGCCTTCAGAACCGGCGCATCGACGAGCGCGCCGTGTTCCTTACTTAGCGCTCGGTAAGCCTCAATGGCGGTCTTCAGATCGCATTGCAAGTGCTGGATGCGGTCGTCTTGCTCACACAACTTGGCGTAGGCTTCCTCGGCAAACTTGGCCAAGTTAGCCTGGCTCCACGTTGCAAAGTCTGGGCTATTAGTCATTTCTCGCCTTAATATCGTAGAACCAATCATCGCCGGCTGACCACTTGCGTGTGCCGTCAACCGTCCACAATCTTTGTGCGGCTTGGAAGTCAGGGAACTTTGTCTCCGCGGGGATCAGGCTCTGGTCGTACCACAGGCATCGGTTGTTGGGTTGGCAAGCAAACTGGCCGTTGTCCAAGGCAATCCAATTAAAGGACTTGTGTTCTTCGGCTTGCTCGGTAAAGCCCGTGTCTAAGTCCATGCCGTCAGCACAGAAGTCCACCGTGAACAGATAGCGCC